TAATTCTCATAGGATACTATAAAGTACCCCACCAAGCCGCCACTGGCTTGGATTTGTCCATGAGTTTATACTCCTCATGAGAGTCCGGCTTTTATTGTCGAACGCACGCGCTCCGGCAGGACAAACACCCCCTTAAGGGATGGGGTCGGCCAACTGATAATACAAAATAGGGGCACCGACGAAGAAGGACAATTGAAAATCCTCCCCCACCGAAGTGTACTCCTGAACTGTTGCAAAACCAGATGAACCAGTTGCATGAGTGACAATCACTTCCATCCCCTGACCATCTGTGTCAGAGGAAATATTGTCTCTCGCATTGAAAAATCTCCTGTTCTGTTGATAAGGAAATTCTACTTCTACAACTGGATTGCCCGCGAGTGTGGTAACATGAGAACCAGGCCAAGAAGGTGGCATATTGACTAAAGCGTTATATGCAGCCGCTTCAGGTGTGCTCGTAATGGGCACTGAAGCTGTGACTTCTTGGTATGTCTGGTCCGTAGGTACTCGCGAAACCGACATGAAGGGATAACTCTCTCCAATGTTAATCGCTGATGACGTGGAATTAACATTCAGATCAGAATACAAAAATTTTTTACGAATAGACCCCCTTCTGCAAACAAATGCTGGGGTCAAATAATGTAACAAATCAGTAAAATAATAATTGTATGGATCTGCCGTTCCTGTAGAGTGTATCCCAGTGGGACTGTATCCACGATATCCGAAGAAATCGTTGATAACTCTCCTATAGAGATTTCGAACACCAAATATGCTATATACGGTGGATAAATTGTATCTTTTAAGACATTGTCTAAAAGACACAATCTTCTCACCAAAGCAAATCGCACTTGAACCATCTTGCAGGTTCAAAGTGGATGCCAACTGTTCATTGTTGACTTCTTGCATTGGTTTCGACGCCTCTGGCGCATTGTCGAGGTCAGTAACCTCTTCAACACTTGATTGCGGATCCAAAATGGTAACCTCCCCTTGACCTTCCAAAGTGGGGTCAGGGAAATATGTCATGGCTCGCAATCCCTCATCAGTAGGATTAAATACCTCAAAATCATCCCCAGTAGATACGAAAACATTGATCTGAACATCATTGTCAACTGTACTGTTTGGCACAGTCAATTCGTTTAAAACACGAACAGACAAATAACCATTACAGAAATTATCTAGAACTGGGGTCAATAAGGCATTACTGTATGGGAGTGTAACTCCCGAAGAACCCGGAATTTGAAATTCCAGGTACGGGTAGGATGATCCCCATCCTATCTCCACAGTAAAATCCTTTTCTTCCGCTATATCAATCACTCGCGTGTAATTCGTGTTGTATTCGTACTGAAACGAACTAGCACTCGCCGGATCATACATAATGGCCAAACGACCTTTATGAAAATTCGACGATACAACCTGAAAACGGAATCGCATACTACCTCGCCAATGTTTAAAAGGCAAAGCAGCAAATGCACAAGCTGGAAAATGCAATTCAGTGTTACCTAAATTTGTATTCTCAGCCCATAACATAGGCGTAACCTGAGATATCCAAATGGATGTTTCAGGAATTGCTGCGACTCCCCACGTGAATGATGTCAAATAGGACTCTCGAGTGCTAATACTACAAATCGTCATCTCATCAGTTGCGCCCAATCCCATAGTTCGGGGATCGATCGTAACTTCCTGCTTACAATCAAGCGCCAATTTGGTGGTTGAATCAGGAATGTTAGTATTAGCGAGATTGCCAACGTAAGTTGGACGATAAGGAACAATATCATCCAAAACAGCAGGACGTGAATAGCCAAAAATCTGCGCCACACCAGATACAGCAGAAGCTGCAAGTTCGGTGGCTCTGGCATACATCCCGATGACTGGCGCATCTCGGAGCTTCCCCATCCAATTAGCAACAATAGATGCTGGACGGGAAATCGGGCCGGTCCCATATTCATCCGCTTGCGGATCTAATATGGTCTCTTCCATCTGCGGTGTTAATCCAAGTACGTCTTGCACTGTTGGAGTGGACAAATGCATGTCCTCTGCCCATGCAAAGACAGAAATGGTAATAGGATCACTCGCACCATTCGCATGCTTCAAATCAGTAAGCGTGCGAATAGAAACTGCACCCATACGTGAAAAATCACCTATAGGCAAACGAAGTGCATTGTAATCCCAAACGAAAGGCAAAACCATATCGCCTCCCGCAGATGTTGTTGGATCCAAATAGACATGTGGTCGCTGTGACGCTGCCACATTATCTTGTGTGATTAATGCTCGATCAACTGTAAAATCATCGTTGAAATCGAGTGGTTTATAATTCGCCAAAAGGCGACCATAGTAAAAACCATTTCCATTAATCATGAACTTTAAATGCAATTTGCATCGCATTAAATAAAAGTTCGATATCCTATTGGATACTCTAGGATTTGTAAAATACAAATTCCATGGGTCGAAATCTTGGTAAAAATTTGTAGAATTCGACCACTGATACGAGGCGATCTTAATCGGCCGAGCGAAAAAATCGCCCAAATCGACATCGCCCATATCAGCAGCACCAAAGGTTGGATCCGGCATACTACCTACTTCGTAGGTGTATGCAGCATTTTGATCTTTGAAAGATAAAATCTGTGAAGACTCTTCCTTACTAGTCTTATTCACAGTTACGTTAAACTTTGACACTTCTGCTTGACAATCAAGTAAATGTGTATCGTGTTCAGTAGCTCTTTCATTAACCATAATCCATTCTTTAGATACGTAATCCCATTGTGGTCCAGATGAACCATTAGAGATGTAGTGATCTGAAGAATAGAGCGCGGAATCCACCGCTTGCCAGGTATCTCGCCTGACCGTACTATTTGTTTTGGTTTTCTTTTTAATTCTTCTTCTTGAACTTTTAGTAGACCAATTTGTTGTGCCATAATCCCTCCGGGGCCTCTCCTTTGGGTATGGTGCACTTTTGTTTGAGCTCTTTAAA